GAGGTCTCCGTCTCGTAGATCTCCTTGTGCTCTTCGCCGTAGCGCTTGTACTCCATGCCGAACAGCGCATTCAAGCCGGGCAGGAGTTCCTTCAGTAGTTGGGCACGTGAAATTGCCATTTTGAGTTACTCCTTAGGCGATGTAATAGCGATGGACGTTGAAGTTGATCTTCGCCAGGACTTCCGGGCTTTGAACCAACGCCAGAGTGCCGGAAACCGTCACGGTCGAAGCCGTAACAGTCAGGGCCTGCGAAGTGGCAGACGACACGGTAGCCGCAGTGGTCAGGGACGAACCCGTGAACTGCAACTGGCCGGTGGCTGGCACCAACTGGAAAACGTCCGTGCCAATCGGCAGGACTTGACCAACGGTCAGACCAGAAACGGTCAGCGTGGTCGTACCCGTACCCGACACATAGGTCGCGCCAGAGGTGATTTGCGTATCGGGCACGAGACCCAGGATACGGAAACCAGCACTAGCGGTGGTAGCGGTTGCACCCACAACTCCGGCCAGACTGTTGCCAGTGGCAGCAGAACCGACGTTCGTCGTGCCAGCAGCGTTCACGCCGACAACCAGTTGGGACATCGAACCAATGGTCGTTGCACCAGCAGCGGTCGTCACAGCGATCTTGAACACTGTGTCCGGGTCATCGCAAATAACAGCCTCAATGTCCCCAGCCAGGGTGTTGGCAGGGTAGTACTGAGAGAAGCGCTTCTGCTTGGTCACCGGGTCGGTGTACGAGCAGCCCAGGAAAACACCAACCGTGGTATTGGAGGTGTTGATGGGCACAGTAGCGATGTTCACGAAACCGGAGGTAATAACCACCGGATCACCGTAGAAAATCGACGTGCCGTAGTTGTAGGCAATCGGGTACTCTCGGGTAGAACCTGAGAATACCTGACCACCGATGAGGTTTACGGGCTTGTACCCGTAAGGTGCATCAATCGTGGGGTATCCCATCTGAGACTCCTTAAATTAAGAAGAACCGCGCCCAAACGATACCTCAGAGCGGCGCTCTCGGAAGAGAGGCATCCGGGGATCGTTATCGCGCATGAAGTTGTTGTCCACCGAAGCCATTTGCCCGTCAGCTTGACGCTGGTAGAAGGCATTTCGCTGTTCAGTGAACTCCGTTGGGGTTTTGCAAAGCAGCAGGCCACCGACTTCAATGCTGTCCGGGAAGCGACCTGAGCCACCTCCTCCCAGTTGAATCTCGGGGTGTTCGCTTGCTTTCACGGGCTCCCAGCCCTCGCGGAGTTTTGCAGAAACATTCATTGGGTCGTTGTTGCCCAACGTGCTGACGCGAATCCAACGGAAAGCATACCCAGCCTCAGGATTGGGGTCGGGTAGAAGTTGTGGAGGCATCCATTGCTTGGGCCGTTCAGCCTTAGCGCGGGTGTCCAGTTCACGTGTGAGTCGGTTATCAGCCATTTTGTTTCCTCATTTGTTCCGCAACCTGCTTAGCGTAGGCTTCCAAAGGAACCCCAAGCCGCTTGGCGATCTCCACTGCAGACTTTGTTAGCACGACTTTTTTGGGCGCTGTGCTACGGGTCGCAGGGGCGACTACGTTTGATTGTCGTTTTTCCGAAGGAAACGCACTTGGAAAAACTTCGCGTACACGAGCGTTTACACGCCTGTAGTACTCGTCGGACTGAGGATCGACTCCAGAATTGACCAGCTTGTTGTGGAGTGCAATAGCAAAGCCGGTCATCTCCTCATCAGTACCAAACCAAGTATTCTGCCGCTGCCACTCAACCGCTTTACGGTCAACTGGAGGGGCCGCAGGAGCTTGTGATTCGGTTTGTACAGCATTTTCTTCGGGTTGTACAGGGGCGGGTTTAAAATTGTTTACCCGCTCAGCCTTGTTTACTGCCTTGGCTAGCTGCTCCTGCCAATAAACAATATGGTTGGGGTCACCAGACTCCAGCGCCTCGCGGACCTTTTGCCTAGCAGTCTCTACCTCTGCCTCCACAACCTTCTTGGCCTGCTCATGGATTACCTGCTGGCCCTGCGCCTTGAGCTTCTTGTTCTCCTCTACGAGATTCTGGGCGAGACGTACAGCCTCCTCCCGCTCACGCAAGGCAGCTTCCTTGGCACGGCGCTCCTCGTGATACCCCTTGGAGAAGTGCTGGATACGCTTCTTCACCCCATCGGAATACTGGGCAAGCTCATCATCGGTTACGTCCGATGGGGCCTCCTTCATGGGTTTGCGCCCACGATCCTCCTCGGGGGTGTCGTCAACGACTTCAATCTCCGGCTCGGCTTCGCCTTCGATCTCGATCTGCAACTTCTCTTCAGTAGGCTTTTCCGCTGCGATTTCGTCAGGGAACTTGAATTCGCTCATTCTGTACTCCTAAGTGATTCCGCTTCAACCTTGTACTCCTGCATCTTTTGCTGCAAGAAGTGGACGTAGGTGCTTTGCTCGTAAGAACGTGCTTTGAGTACGCGCTCCATGTTCTGGAAGCGCTCCGCGAGGGCGTGCAACTGCTTCGCCATCTCGGTCAGTTCGTACCAAAAGAAGTCGTCCGTTACACCCAAAAACTCGTTTTCTTCGGGCTTCATCGTCCGCCCTTCTGGATCCCACGAGGATCCTGCACTACCGCCTCAACGCTGTCGTCGTTGATGATGCGGAACTCCGTACCATGAATCTTCAGGCGCGTGCCCGAATTTGGTCGGACCAAGACGAAATCGCCTAGCTTGCACGAAGGCCCACTGGGAAAGCGCAGCGGATCTTTGTAGCAATCAGGGCCCATCTTCATTACCCACAGCACCGGGCTCATCAACTCTTCGAAGTGCATGGTCTGGCCTGCTTTCACAAGGCCGCTCTCATACTCTTCTTCTGCTTTGGGGAGCGCACAGAGCAGGTGGTACGTCACAGGATCAGGCACCTGACGGGCCTTTTCAGCGTCGGTTTCGGGAAGTACCGTGGTGCTTGCACCGTCACTCAGGAGTAGTTCACTCATCGTCGTTTTCCATCTTTCGCACAAGGTCGGTTATGAAAGCATGAACACGTGAAAGACCCTGGATTTCACCCGTCATGAACTTGTACTCGGAGTAGTCTTTTACCGAGCCTGAGATAAGCGCCTGTGCGATGGACTCACG